TCAAAACTATGAGGAACGTTATGACTTTTATCATCGTAAAGAAGATAAGATCGAGTTTGATTTGGAATATTTCAACAAAATCACAAAGGGTGGTCTCCCTAATAAGACTCTCAACATCGCTCTGGCTGGCACGGGTGTTGGGAAATCGTTATTCATGTGCCATGTGGCTAGTTCCGTCTTACTGCAAGGCAGGTCCGTTCTCTATATCACTCTTGAAATGGCAGAGGAACGAATTGCGGAAAGGATTGATGCAAACCTTCTCAATACTCCGATTCAGTCGTTGGTTGATCTCCCACGTCAAATGTTCGAGAATAAAGTAACCAATCTGTCTAAGAAGACACAAGGAACACTTATAATTAAAGAGTATCCCACTGCATCAGCGCATAGTGGACACTTTAAGGCATTGCTTAATGAGTTGGCACTTAAGAAGTCATTTAGACCTGATATTATTTTCATTGATTACCTTAATATATGTGCTTCCAGCAGGTATAAGTCGAACCTTTCTGTCAATTCATATTCTTATATTAAAGCGATTGCTGAAGAACTTCGGGGACTCGCAGTTGAGTTTAATGTCCCAATTGTCTCCGCTACTCAGACCACTCGTTCAGGTTACGGTAATAGTGATGTTGAACTTACTGATACTAGTGAATCCTTTGGCCTCCCTGCTACTGCTGATCTTATGTTTGCCCTTATTAGCACTGAAGAACTTGAACAGTTGGGACAGATTATGGTGAAACAATTGAAGAATCGATACAATGACCCTACGATCTACAAGCGTTTTATTGTGGGTATTGACAGAGCAAAGATGAGACTTTATGATTGTGAACAGTCTGCACAAAAAGATATACTTGACTCTGGACAGGATGACGAGTATAATGATGAAGACAAGAAACCCAAAAAATCGTTTGAAGGATTTAAATTTTAATGGAAACTGCTAGACACGTTAATTTTGATAAGTATGCCGAGTTTGTGGATGCTGTAACTTCTGATGCATCCAAAGACTTTCTCTCCCTTTCTGATCGTCTTGTCGCACTGGATGAGAAAGGTGCTAATATTGAACGTCTTCTGACTGCTGCCGTTGGTATCAATGCTGAAGGTGGTGAGTTTATGGAGATTGTGAAGAAAATGATCTTTCAGGGTAAACCGTTTAACGAAGATAACCGCGAACACCTGATTATTGAACTTGGTGATATTATGTGGTATGTTGCTCAAGCTTGTATGGCGCTTGATGTAACTCTTGATGAAGTGGTTGCTCGTAATGTGCAAAAACTTCTGAAGCGTTATCCTGAAGGTGCTTTTGATGTTTACTTCTCCGAAAACCGTGCTGCTGACGACCGATGAAAAAAGTTACTCTTAAAATGGATGTTCGTTCGGCTGCAGCCGTTCGTCAAATTCTTTTTGAATCACAAAAAGGATATACTTACGATCCAGAAAGTGTTCCTCCACGCATTTCGGATATTCGTGCTATTATTCAAGACATTGATGGCAATATTGGCGCTGTTCTTGGTGCAGAATAAATATTTCAAAAAATGTCTTTGATTGGAAAGAGAAAAGGAAGACCTACTAGTAAAATTCAATTTGATTTAATTATCAAAAGATTTCAGGTCTTCCTTAAAAGAGAACTTCAACTTACTTATGATATTCCAGTCATATTTGTAGATGATGTTGAGTTTTCTAAAAAAATAGCAGCATTTGGTGAGATATCAAAAGAAAATGTAATTCATTTGAGTATTATCAACCGCCATCCTATTGATATTATGAGAACTCTTGCACATGAATATGTGCATTACAAGCAACATATGGAAAAGGGACTTATTCGTAAAAGTTCTCATGCTGGAAGTCCTACTGAAAATCAAGCAAATGCAAAAGCAGGTGAGATTATGAGAAAATATGGATTTCTTCATCCAGAATTATTTGACCTTATGCCACTTCGGTGATATAATTCTTTTCTTGGGGATATAACTCAGTTGGTAGAGTGCGACCTTTGCAAGGTTGAAGTCAGGAGTTCGAGTCTCCTTATCTCCATTTGCCCGTGTACTCCAACGGTAGAGAGGGTGGACTTAGAATCCATACAGTGGTAGTTCGAATCTACTCACGGGCATCAAATAAATAAAGGATAAATAGATATTAGAAAGGTTAATATAGTTACAGTTTTGTAATAATATTTCGTTTAGAATGAAAACATTTTCCCAATTCATTACAGAGGCAACCTCCGCATCAGTTCAGGCAAAACGTCTTGGACTTGTTGGCGATGGGCACGGAGGGTGGTATAATAGGGCCACTGGTGAATTTGAGGCAAAGACCGTGAGTGGTCAATTGAAGTATTTCAACAAGCGACAAGTGATCGGTGGAAAGGATCCTAAGCAAGGAGAATTTGAAAAAAATATCCCTCTTGGATCTGCTGCCCCAGCACCCTCTGCTCCTGCTCCTCAAGAACAGGTGCCTATGGACCAGCAGGCAGTGGATCAACAACCTGCACCTGAAGAAGCACCAGTAGCAACACCGCCACCCGTTCCTAAAACAAAAGGGACTCTGACTGTTGCTTTTGGTCGTTTCAATCCTCCTACCATTGGACATCAACAATTGATGGATACTGCAGCAATGGCAGCAATGGAGGATGGTGGTGATTATATCATTGTCCCTTCTCGTAGTCAGGATAAAAAGAAAAATCCTCTAGATCCTGATACTAAGATTTCATACATGAGGCGGATGTTCCCTGACCATAGTGAGAGAATTGTCAATGATGTCAATTACAGAACCATTTTTGATGTGCTTAAAAAAGCACATAATGACGGATACAGCAACGTAAGGATTGTTGGTGGTGCAGATCGAGTCAAAGAATTTGAAAGATTATCAAACGATTATAATGGACAACTATATCAGTTTGATGTGATTGATGTTCTTTCTGCAGGTGATAGGGATCCTGATAGTAATAAAGGTGTAGAAGGAGTATCTGCATCAAGGTCACGTCTTGCTGCAGCGGAGGGAGATTTTATGACTTTCCGTTCCGCTTTACCAAAAGGAGTTAGAAATAAACAAGCACTTGAACTTTTTGATTTAGTTCGTCAAGGAATGGGTATTCAAGAAATTCAGCAAGAAGGATATAATACTTGGGAAATTGCTCCAAAATTTGATCAAAAATCTTTAAGAGAAAATTATATTGATGAAAGTATTTTTAAAGTTGGAACCTTTGTTGAAAATTTAAATACTGGATTGAATGGTAAAATTATTCGTAGAGGAACTAATTATCTCATTTGTGTAACTGAGAATGGGATGATGTTTAAATCTTGGATTAAAGATGTCAAAGAATCTTACTCTGAAAAGCAAATGGATAAGATGATGCGACTTCCAGGAAAACCTAATACGTTAGTTGGAACTTTAGGTGCTTTTAGATATGCTGCAATGATGACTCCTGGTGTTATTGGAGTTGGTGCTAAAAATCTTGAAAGTGGTGGAAAACCTTATGGTATTAATTTGATAAATAAAAATAGGAAAAAAGTAAAACGTTAAATTGTTCTCATGAAAAAGCATATTGCTGAAGATCTTCCTGCAAGAAAGCATCCACAAGCACAAATGTCTTCTCCTTCAAAACCAGGAGCAAATAAACCATCTGCAGGTAATAACAAACCAAAGAGTGGTGTAGAAAAAACGGAGGAGGAAAGAATAAGTCAAGCTGCCTCTGATATTCGTCTAAGAAGTAGAAGAGAAAATAAAACACTACAAACTGCATATGCTGAATATATGCAACATAGTGGCCTGAGTGAAGCAGAAAAATCGGCAGTAAAACAAAAACTTTTTGGTAAAGATGGAACTCAGGCAGAAAATTTTGAAATGGATATGAAAGTATCTGCTTCAGATTTGATGGCAAAAGCACTCTATAAAGTGTTTGTAGAAAAGAAAAATGAGGTAGTTGATCTAGATCAACTTAAATATGATTTGGAAGAAAAGGCACATTTTAACAAATATAATACAAGCGAAGGTAAAAAATACAAAGTAAGAGTTACTGATAAAAAAAGTAATGTAACTTATGTAAGATATGCCAATCGTGAAAAAATTAGCCAACTTAGATCAAAAGGTCTTGAAGTTGAAATGACTGAGTATGGAACTCCATATGAAGGTGAAAAGAAAAAAGGAGAGCAAACTGCTTCTGCTTTAGGTGGAGGAAAAGCAAAGAGAGATTATGATGGTGATGGTAAAATTGAAAGTGGCGCTAAAGAATATCGTGGTTCAGTTCATAATGCAATCCAACGTAAAAGAGGTGGAGTTCCTGATGGTAAAGATACATCAAACGTAAAAGAAGAATTCATCGGTGAAGTGTCAAGAATGGCAAATTTGCCTCAAACTGATGCCCCAGAATATGATAATCCTGATGCAAATGCAACTCAAATTGATATTCTTCCAGCAAAAGTAAAAAATAAGGTTGTTGTAAATCCATCAAATACTGTTTTAGCACATACTGAACTTTATGGTGAAGTTATCCTTGAAACTGGATACTCAAAATTTCTTGGAATACTTCAAGAAAAAAAGATGAATAAATCTGAGAAAACAAAAGAAAAAAAGTTAAAAAAGAAGTATGATCCTTCTGGAATGAAGGCAAGTATGCAACAGCAATATGGTGCAGAAAAAGGAAAGAAAGTTTATTTTGCTACAATTCGTAAGCAAGCAATGAAGGAAGCATCTGAGTGTGAAAATGATGATGCTGAAAAAATGAATCTTAAGAAGGATGAAAAAATGGATGCTCGTGCTGTTCCAACTGCAATGAGTATTGCAAAAATTGGTGCAAGATATAGAGGAGCAAAAAATCCTATTGTAATGGTTTCTCCTGAATAAATAGGACAGGATACTCTTCACACGGAGGATATTATGTCCGCTTTAGTAGCATGGTGTCTTGCTAATCAGGCTCTAATTGCAACTGTTCTGTTTGCAGTTTCAGAGGCATTAGGAGCAAACCCAAAAGTCAAATCAAATGGCATTCTTTCACTTATTCTTCTTCAAATTCAAGGACAATTAAAAGCAAAAGGTGCTAAGGATTTAACTCCTGGACAATGAAATTAAAGGAGACCAAACTTAAGGTCTCCTTTTTTTATAAATATGAATAGAAAAAGAATTTATAGGTAAGACACATGGCTCTTTGGGGCATTTCTACAACTTCCGAAACTGCTGCTAATAACTACGCTATTCCAAAGCATCTGTTAGAGACAGACAGAAATACAACTCCTTGGAATTGTTTTGCAGATGTTCGTGGTTGGGTAGTAAGAAGATACAAAACAAAAGCAAACTCTGGTATTTCAACTCGTTATTATGACGAAGTATTAGTTCCTGTCGTTGGACTGAATACTACAAATACTGGTGGAACTCCTGGTATTGGTGTAGGGGGCCCAGTTGCTGTTTTCTTTGAGGATCCAAATCAAGCATCACCAATTTCTGTAGGTGGTGGTGGAACAACTGGCATTACTACAGGACAAACTGGATATGTTCATGTAGTGTTTAATGAACTTGTTTTTGCTGGGGCTGGTTCAACAGTTCGCATCCGCGCTTTTGATGCAAATGGTGCTAATGAATCAACAGCGATCATTGGATATGCATCATCAAACGGGAATACGCAATATGCTTGGGCAGGTGACGCAGCAACACATGGGTCACCAAATGTTTATACTGAATTTAATGGTCAAATTACTAATAGAGTAGCATTTGGATTTACTGCACCATCAACAGTTTTAACAGCAAATGTTCCTTTCTTAATCACTGCCACCACATCTGGTCAAACTGTGGGGGTTGGTGCTACTGTAATTTTTGTTGATTCTGTATCTGGAGTGTCTGTTGGAAGTTCAGTTACAATTACTGGAAAACTTACTAATACCCCAGTAGTTTCAATTGGAGACACTTTTGTAAGAATTGGAAGTGCCAATACAATTGCATCTACAATTACTGCTGGTCTTGCTGTTACTTTTAGTACTCGTACTAACGCAACAGTTCTTAAAATTGATGTTCCATCTGGATTTGTTGGAGTTATCACTGACGGATCTAATGGAGTAGGTGTTACTAGTTCATTCACCTCTCAATTTGGTGATGTTCTTATTCGTAATGTTGGTGGTGCTGGAACTACTGGATCAGTTGGATTAGGTACAACTACATTGACAGTAACTGCATGATATGAGATTTGATGAATTGAATGAAGGTAATTATTTGTTATTTGCTATAAAATTCTACGATAATCCTCAAGCTTTAACAAAAGATGATTTTGAGGATGATTTGAAGCGAATCAAATATATTAAAAGACTTTTAAAAAGATATAAGAACACTGGTGAATTAAAAGTTCATTTAATTCTTAATCATTTAACAGTTCTTTTTAATGTATTCAATGATGCTGCTGTGCCATTACTATTTTATAATTTAGAAAAAGATCTTTGGCCATATATAAAAAGTTTTCTTGTTTTTTTGAATCGTTTTCCAGAATATCCCAAAACTCAAATACATGATATTCAAGAAGATAATGAGTGTCTCTCTCAATTGCAAGCAATTTAATGGATAAGTTAGATAAATTAATTCAAACTATTCGATATTTAAAAGAAGATGGTGCGATTGGTGGAGCACCAACAAATTCTGTTGGTGATGGTGGATTGACTAGTAGTGGCCAAAAATTAGCAGGATATGATAAAATTTTAGGATTCACCAGAAGAAATAAACCATCGATCATAGGTAAAGGTAAATATCCTGGTGCTAGAAAACGTTGGTCTAAAAAGAAGAGGTAAAATGTTCTCACAAGAATCAAAATTGGCGGTTCTTGAATCTAAACTCAGCATTTATGAAGACCTATCCCGCGAAATGCTTTCCAAATTGGAATCAGCAGTAGATAAAATATCAGAAGGCAATTCGCGTATTGCTACAATTCTTGCAAAACACGATGAGAGAATAGAGCAAAGTATCAGAAATGATGATTTACTTATCAAAATGATTGATGAGATCAAAAAAGATAATGAGATTGAACATAATGAAATGGCAGAGAGATTTAATAAAATAGAAGAAAATATAGATAATCTTTTGAAATTCAGATGGCAAGTTGGTGGTGTTCTTGCCGTTTTAGTTATTGTAATTACTGTTACTGGTTCTTGGTTACCTACTGTCTTGACTCCCAAACCTGCTCCTGCTACAATAGAAAGAGCGAAGTAATACCCCCTTCATAATGGATTTTGTTGACTCCAAGTACATTGGACTTGTTTCATCACGCTTGCAAAAATTTAAAAGGGTCAAGTCGGATCTTTACAACTTCCGCTGCCCTATCTGTGGGGACTCCCAGAAGAACAAGAACAAGACGAGGGGATACTTGTATCCTGTAAAGAACAATACTAATTTTAAGTGCCACAACTGTGGTGCAAGTATGTCCTTTAATAACTTCCTCAAAGAAATCGATACAGTATTGTATAAGCAATACACAATGGAGAAGTTTAAGGAAGGACACACTGGAAAAAACTTCGTTGTAGAAGAACCTAAGTTTGAGTTTGTCAAACCAGTTTTTAAAAAGAAATTAGATCTACCTAAAGCATCTGAGAATCAAGTAGCAAAAAACTATTTGGAAAGAAGGAGACTTGATCCTGAAAAGTTTTATTTTGCTGACAAATTTAAAGAGTGGACAAACACTCAAAAAGTTACGTTCGACACTATTGGTAGGGATGAGAGTCGAATTATTATACCAATGTATGATATTGAAAGTAACTTGATTGGTTTCCAGGGAAGAGCGTTAGGTCCTAACTCTGTTAAATATATCACTGTGATGCTTTCTGATGATGCCCCGAAGATTTATGGTCTTGACCAAGTGGATTCTTCGAAACCCATTTACATTGTTGAGGGACCCTTCGACTCCACGTTTGTACAAAATGCTGTTGCTATGTGTGGGTCCGACGTTGATATTGGGTCGTTTGGTTGGGACGATTATATTTACGTTTTTGATAACGAACCTCGCAATCGAGAAATCGTCAACCGAATCGAAAAAACCATCAATAGAGGCGACAAGGTGATTATTTGGCCAACATCCATTGAGCAAAAAGATATCAATGATATGGTGCTCGCTGGACATAATGTTATGGATGTGTTAAAATCAAATACCTACTCAGCTTTAGAAGCGAAAATTAAGTTTAACAACTGGAAAAAAATATGAGCAACGGAACGAAAGTCGTTAAGAGAAATGGTAAAACTGAACCCCTTGATTTAAACAAACTCCATGTTATGGTGGAAGAGGCGTGTAAGGACCTCGCAAATGTATCTGCATCACAGGTTGAGATGCAGTCTGGTATCCAATTTTATGATGGAATTACTACCGCAGAGATTCAGGAGATTTTGATTCGTTCTGCTTCTGACCTGATTGACCTGGACCACCCAAATTATCAGTTCGTTGCTGCCCGTCTGCTGCTGTTTGCCCTTCGTAAGCAGTTGTTTGGTAGAATGCATGAATGCCCTACCGTCAAGCAGCATGTAGAGCGTTGTGTTGGTAGGGGTGTCTATGACTCTGAGATTCTGACAATGTATTCTGATGAAGAGTTTGATAAACTTGAGTCGTTTGTTGATCATAGCCGTGACTATCTGTTCACTTATGCAGGTCTACGTCAAGTCGTTGATAAGTATCTTGTGCAGGATAGAAGCACTGGGGCACTTTACGAAACGCCACAATTTATGTACCTTTTGATTGCGGCAACCATCTTCTCCAAGTATCCTAAGGAAACACGTTTAGACTACGTTAGAAGGTATTACGATGCAATCTCAAAGCACAAAATCAACATTCCGACCCCCATCATGGCAGGAGTGCGAACGCCACTTAGACAATACGCTAGCTGTGTCCTTGTTGATGTTGATGACACCCTC